AAGAGGAAATTCCAAGAGTGTTCCATGAAGTTCCTACGTTATCCATAAATTCAGAGATAACAACTGGAATTCCATAAATAGCTCCAAGAGCACCTGTTAAATAAGTGGCATTAGGGCCAAACTTATCTACAGTACGGAAGTCTGACTCAGCTACAAGTGAGTTATAACCTTCAACACCAGTGATATATACTAATTGATCACCTAACTGAAGACCATACTTACCAAGAGTTGCACGTGCATCTGCGATTTCAGCAGGAGCAGCTTTAGCAGTAGAAGAACCAGTCTGCTGTTGTAACGCAGCAGCATTAGCAAGCTTAGTAATACCAGTAATTACAGAAGCAAAACCAGTACCTGCTGTAATTGCGGCAGCGTTAGCAGTAAAGCCTGAGCTAGCACCAGTACCACGAAGGATTGATTTATCGATAGCACGGGCAATACGACGAGTTGTCGAAGCACGTAAGAAATCAATAAGAGGAAGAATTGTATCTTCTTCTTCATCCTTAGCAAGATGGGTTGAAGTCATAAACTTATGTGGTGTTAAATCAATTGATTTAATCACGTTCTGATGTGAATCAGGAACGTTGCTGCTATCACCAATACCGGTAGCATATGTTCCAGACTCAAATTGAGCTACACCATCATTACTACCTGAGAAACCGTCATCTTCGTCAGCGACTGGGATACGGAAAGTTTTTGCATCAACTTGTACACGGTTGAACATTGGAGCAACAACTAATTGCTGCTGCATTTCTTCATAGATGTTAGTTGAGAAGTTAGAAATAAAGTTCTCACCAGATTGAACAACAGCTTTCATTTTATTACCAAGTCTAGTGTCCATTACATCACGTCTGTTAAGAGCGTATCCAAGCATAACAGCGTTAGCCATTTCTTTAGCAGAATATGGGTTTTCTTTACGCTGTGACTCTTGCCACACCATTTTGCTATTTTGAAGAGCAGCAATTTCGTCTCTGTACTTCTCCATTTGAGCTTTAAGTTCAGCAACAGCTTCGTTTTCACGAGGTGTATATGCTGATTTTTCTTCAACAAGTTCTTGTCTATCACGAACGTCTGCTTGTTCCATGATAGCTTCACCAGTCTTTTGAACTAATTCGGCCACTCTAGGCTCTTGTACCTCTATAGTGGCGGCTTTAGCTTCTGCTTGATTATTTTCGGCTGCACCAGTATCAATAGTTAGTACATCGCCTGCAGTTTGAGTAGCCATATCGTCTTTCTCCTTTGTTTCGACAATCATTTGCCCATGTAATTTTAGGGCTAGATCTCTATGATCATTTGGGTTCATTTTATTCAATTCATGAATAATATTATTTAAGTAATTTGCAAAAACATAATCAGAATCTGACCAATCTTCGCCGTTTGCTTTTAGATTTAAAAGTTTGTTTAATTTCTCTTGTAAGTCTAAACTGTTAGTAATAGATTCTTCGTCTTTTAAAGAGAATAAATATTGTTCAGTTGCATTATTTGTATTTTTATATGCTTCTTTAATTTCTTCTCTTACAGAATCGGATAATCTTGGTGTATTAGTATTAATTACATGAATATCATATTTTGTACCGATATCCCAAGTATTTACTACAGCCATTTCCTCTGCCGGAACTGTATCTATATTATCCACTGTTTTTCCATTTACGTCAACCTCTAAAAATTTAAAATTTGGAGATTCGGCAGTAGCAATCTTAGTAATTTTAAATCTTTTTCCTTCGTATTTTATAAAGGTATCAGTACTCAATGAAGAGGTTTCAGCAGATAAAAGATTTACAAAAGGAATTGGATCCATAGGATTAATTTCTTCTAATTCTTCTTCAGAAAGCTCTAAAGATGTTTCTTCCAAAATATCTTTAGTTTCTTCTGCTAGTTCTACTGTAATTTCTTCAGAGAGATCTTCATTTGAAGAATCATTTGTAGCTTTTTCTTCAACTTCAATCGCTTCTGCAGTTTCTACAGATTCAACAATGTCTGTTTCGGAAATGGCTTCAGACTTTTCTTCAATAGTATTATCTTCTGTGTCCATTTCTTCCTCGCTTTCTCCGTTTTTAAAGCTTTTTACAAATTCTTCATACTCAGAATCACCTTCAAAGCTTTTTCTAACACTAAATAGTGAGTTTTGATTAGCAGGTACACTAACCACGCTAATTTCTAACAACTCTACTTCTGTAATAGTCATAGAATCGTTATTTGCATCATACTTACCGTCTTTAACGCGAAAACCTACTGAAAAACTTTTTAAAGCACCATCTTTAATTAAAGTTTGTACTCCGTGTAATTTTTCAGCAGCATCACTGACCATAGCATCTACATAAATTCCTTTTTTATCAACAGTGACCTTATCTACTTTTCCAATAGGTTGATCATGTTTATGTTGATATAATAAAACAGGGTTTTTTCTATAATTTGCAACGCCTTTTGCCCATGCTTGAGCAGTTACTACGTCTCCGACCCTGTCTTTATCCGTAGTATTAGCATAGCCAGCAATTTTTAAACCATTAGAGTTTTTAATTCTTTTAGTTTCAAAAGCACTGTTCAGATAAAATGTTTTTTCCATTTTTTATTCCTTTTACTCGCTTGTACCGGAATCAGAAGACTCAGGTCTTCCTCCTATTGCTGGGTTAACAGCACTTCCAGTTATGTTTTGAGGTATTCGTATTTGATCATTCTCTTCACCCTCTAAGAAACTAAACCCAAGACCTTCTCTAGCCTCATTAACTGTTATAATACCAGTATTGACTAATGTAGAAAAATACACCGCTTGAGTTTTATTATCTGGTTGTAAAGCAGGTATAGATGTTTTATCAGGTTTAATTAAAACACCCCCATTGAAATAATGGGAAAAAGCACTACAAAACATATTTAAAAGAGGTAATACTGTAAGGTTATAAAACATAACTTCATTTGCATGAATATTAGCATTATTACCACTTTTTAATAGTACGTAAGGTACACCAATTGATTTAGCAATATCTTGTTGAATTCTTTCAATCGAGTTTTCAAAATCTAATTCATTAAAATTAATATTAGAAAACCTATCTATCTTTAATCCACCATCTAAAATTGCAGGGTTCCTAGCACCTTTAAATAAAGAAGAATAATTTGATCTCCAAGCTTCTAATAATCTTTCTTTTACTTTTGGACTTAATACACTGTCTGTTTGTAAAACTAACCCTGGAACAGCATTATTCTTAAAAAATAATCTCTGAAACTCGGTCATTTGATAATAGAGTTCAAATAGTCTTTCTAGATTTTTTAGTCTACTAACTCCTCTAAAAATACTATCTTCATTATCTGCTTTTACATGAATAATCTCATCAGGGGTAAAAGTTATTTTTTCTTGTTTAGAAGATTGGCTTTGTCCAAAACCAAAATAAGCAGAAGTATTAGTATTATGAATTAGAAAATTATAATGACTTACAAATGTTTTTGAATCTGCAACTACTTCAACATCGTTAGCAGGGAGTAAATATAATCCACCGTTCTCTTTATCATAATAGAAAAATGCATTACCGTCAAGATAAAAATCTAAAATTGCCCTTCTAAATAAACGTGTTCTATCCTCAAAAGGATTAGGTTTGGCGTTCATAATTTTATGAATTTTTTTAGCTGCACCACCCTCTACAAGTAAAGGAACACTAACAGCCGCATTAATAATAACCTCTACCGACCTATGAACAATTTCTATCTCTCTATAGGCAGATTCAAATTCTACAATATTCTCTGGAAGATTGTATGGATCTCTAGAAGCTATATAAGACTGCGCAGGGTTTAATTTTTCTACTAACCATTCTCTAATTGCCATTATGTTTCTCTTTTTGAATATTTATCCAGTTAATTATTTTTTTGTCAAAAGAAATAGGGTAAACTTGACCGTATAAATTGTGTAATAAAGCATGATGAAAATTACATAAAGTAAACAGATTTTTGCTGCTTAGATATTCATCATAATCTTCTTTAAATTTAATTCTTATTTCTTTAATGTACGCTACATCTTCTATTTTGTCAATTTTATTTTCTTTACACCAGCGTTGAAACAGTTCAGAAATAGAATATACATGATGTAGTTCTAATTTATCTTTAGATCCGCATATGTAACAACAAGTATCATATTTATACTCTTTTTTTATGTAATCTCTTATATATTTAATAGGTATTCTTTTAAGCATAAATACTAACTTGACCCCTAAGATCGGAATAGATTGCATACCTTATAGCATCACAACAGTGAGAGGTCCAATCATGAATAGGTTTTTGCTTTTCTGTTCTCTCATTCCACCTATATGCCGCCATGGAATCAAAAGAGTGCCTAGCATTATCTATATCAAAACTAAGACTATCATGATCTACTAAATTTGCTATAGACAAAATTCCATCATTAACACTTTTTTGAGCATTTTCACAATATATATCATAATCATATGCTAAATCTGCTTTGGTTTGCTGCGCTGCAGAATCAATGTAAATAGCATCTACATCCCATTTATCTGCAATTTCTTTTATGTGTATAGCATGAGTAGAAGTAGTTCCCTCTTTTGCTACATATTCATCAACTACATAAAACTTACCTTCAGAATCCTTTGCAAGAACTACAAAAGCGGTCTCATCTCTATACCCAATATCTAAACCACCAATAAATTCATATCTGTAGTCTCCAGGAACAACTTCTTCTATTTGTCGTAGATGTTTATTTTCGTCAATATTATATACTTTACCTTCAAGAGTTATCCAGTCACATTCATATTCTTGTCCAAATAGATTTTTACTCATACTTTTACGAGCTTCATCTATATCAATTTGATTTAATAAAGGGTTAGCTCTCCAAGTGAATCTTGCACTGCCCCAAGTTTCAAACTCAGGATCTTGGCCTCTTAAATAATATTCATATAAATAATTTCCCTTACCTCTAGGAGTAGAAATCCATAAACAACGTGAGTCAGGAAAGGTTGATAAAGCAGGACGTAAATCTCTAGTAAAATATTCTTCGTTAGGTATAATCGCTGCTTCATCTACAATTAACAAGTTAGCAGCTCTACCAATTAAACTATCTCTATTATTCGCAGATAATAATCTAAAAGTGCTTCCATTAACAAGCCTAATTACTTTATCTTTTTGATTAAAGCGCTCAGTCTCTAAAGATAAGTCTCTAATTATTTGAGTAGTATAATCCCAAATAATTGAAGATAAAGAGAAATTTGGAGCAACAACCATAACTTGAGTTCCTGGCTCTAATAATTTAGCAAAAGCTAAAATAGCCGCTGCATAAGATTTACCAGTACGTCTCGCAGATATATGTACCCAAAAACGATTGTTTTCAAGACCTTCTACCATACCCCACTGGCTTTCATTCAACTTAAGATCAAGTTGATTAACCATAGGTATTTTTTGTAATAGTTTTTCTAAGTTTATTTTAAAAAATTTATCTTTATCGCTCATTTAAAAACACTAATTGTAGTATAAATAAAACTAAGTAGTCCTGCAATAAAAACTCCTATAAACACTAAAGTTTTAAGGCTTGTTTTACCTTGTGTCGCAAGTTTTTTTAAATCTTGAACTTCTTCAAAAGTATATTGTATCTGTTCTTGAAGTCTTTCAAAATTTTCCATTATTTTTTCATATCTTGCAGCACAAACGGCTTCATGA